TCCTAATATGGACATCTATCACACTCCTGACTATAATTGTATGAATTGGGCTTTAGTAGACCAAAGAGTGGCTGAGTTCCATTTAAACAACATACAGAACGGATTTAGTGGTTCTTACTTTATCAACTTTGCAAATGGTGTACCAACTCGTGAAGAAAGAACACAAATAGAAAGAAGCATTGAAGAAAAATTTACAGGAGCAAGAGCAAGTGGGAAATTTGTATTGACATTCTCAGATAGTAAAGAAAACACTCCTGAGATAACTCCTATTGCAGTATCTAATGCTGACAAACAATACATAGCTTTACAAGAGCTTTTAATGCAAAATATTTTAACAGGACACAGATGTACAAGTCCTATGCTTGTAGGTATTAACTCAGATAATGGTTTTGGTAGTAATGCAGAAGAATTGAATAGTGCTTTTGAAATATATTTAAACACAGTAATAAAACCATTCCAATCAAATATCTTAAAGACTTTAAATAAAATCTTAACAGTAAATGGTATTAATTTACCTTTAGAGTTTGTTCAGAGCAAACCAATTACAACTATGTTTAGTGTTGAAGATATGAAGGAGGTGATGACGGTTCAAGAAATTAGAAAGGAGATGGGCTTACCTGAGTTAAAAGAAGAAGAAGAACAAGAAAATTTTAGTAAAGTAGGAATGGTTGATGGCAAACCTGTATTTAGCACAATAGAAGAAGCTGAAGCACACGCAAAGAGTATAGGTTGCTCAGGGTATCATACTCACGAATATAACGGAGAAACGGCTTATATGGCTTGTAAAGACCATTCGGAAGCAACTGAGCTTACTAAAATGACTGAGCTAGAACAATTTTTAGAAACAGTAGAAGATATACCTGAAGATTGGGAATTAGTAGATGAGGAAGTGGTTGATGGAGAACACGCTGATTTTGATTTTGAATTAGAACTTAATAACATAGCTGATGAAAAGATTGAATTAGCTAGTACAGGAAGAGCTTTACCAAATAGAAAATCTGAGCAAGATGGTATTAGTAAAAAGACTTACGACTATTACAGAGTAAGATATGTTTATGCTGAAGATAATTTCTTAACTAGAAAATCAAATAAGAAAAGAGAATTTTGTACACAAATGATAGGTCAAAAAAAGCTCTATCGTAAAGAGGACATAGAAAGAATGTCAAAACTTCCTGTAAATAAAGGGTGGGGTAAAGGAGGTGCTGATACTTACGACATTTTTCTTTACAAAGGAGGTGGAAACTGTCATCATTTTTGGTTAAGACAAATCTACAGAACTGTAATAGGGGAAAGCAAGACTACTAAAATAGATGATGCAGAGCTTATAGGTTACACTAAAGCTAGGTCAGAAGGCTTTACTGCTAAGAGGAACGATAAAAGGGTTGCAATAGCACCTAAAAGAATGAAGAATAACGGATTTATTAAAAAGAGATAATTATGGCGTATGTATTATTCATAAGTGAAGATAAATTAAAGGATAGCACAGCTATTAATGGAAATGTTGATGTAGACTTCTTACTCCCTTATGTAAGAATCGCACAGAAAATTTATTGTGAGGATAAACTTGGAACAGACTTGTACCAAAAGTTAGAAGCTGAAATAACAGCAGGAACTTTAGCAGGAGCTTATAAGACTTTAGTAGATGAGTATATTGGTGATATGCTTACGCAATGGGCTTTTTACGAGTGCATACCTTTTTTAAGATTCAAGATTCAGAATGGTAACATTTACTCTAAGACCTCAGAAACAGGAACGGCTTTAAGTGAAAGTGAAGCTTCTAGTTTGCGTGAAGAAGTTAGGAATACAGCTGAATATTTCACAGAAAGACTTATTAGTTACATTACAAATAATCTAACAAGCTTCCCTGAATACTCTACAAACACAGGTGCAGATATATCACCTAATAAAGACGCATTTTTCTCAGGAATGAATTTATCAAGACCTTATGGTCAAGGTAATAAATTAACTCTAAAAGATTTCTTAACTTCTGACCTAACATAATGAAGAAACACTACAAGCCAAAAACAACTAACATAACGAAACTTAAATCCTACTTGGATAAAAGTCCTAATAAAAAAACAAATGACAGATCTAAGAGACACACTACAGGTAGGAGTAGCTAACGCTTCAGCAATTGGATTCAGCATTACTGACTGTAATGAAATACTTACACTTGTATCGCTTTTACTAGCAATATCGTTCACTATTTATAAATTCGTAAAATTTGAAAAATGAAAAAAATAATCTGCAATTTAATGTACAAATTAACAGGAAGGGTTTACTGTCTTGGTTGGTGTAATGGAAGCTTTAAAAGTTGCAAATGAAGAAGCGTAAATTAAACAGTAACAATCCTAAGTATCAAAAGAAAGATGAGAAAGCTGCTAAAGTTCGTAATGAATTTATTAAAGAAGTTAGAGGAACTAAAATCTACAAAACCTATTTTGAGTAAAATCAATTTGCTTATCATTCGTGATACCTTTACTGATAAAAGCACAATAGGAACTCTATATATTAATGGAGAAAAATTTTGTGATACTTTAGAAAACCCTTATTTAGATAACAAAAGAAACATAAGTTGTATTCCTGTAGGTCAATATAAGGTAAGACTTAGACTAGCAAGAGAATCAGCAACTAGGGATTACTTACACTTATTAGTGCAAGATGTGCCGAATAGAGATTACATCTTGTTCCATCGTGGTAATAGTGCAAAAGATAGTCGTGGCTGTATTCTAGTAGGGAATGGTCGTAAACAAGACATTGTTGAAAACTCACGATTAGCTATGGACTTAGTAATCAAAGAAATACTTAATTTAGGCGGCGAAAACATTAGTTTAATAATTAAAAATAAATAAAATGCAAAATTACATTATCACAAAACTTCTTACATCTAAGAAAGTATGGCTAGGAATTTCATCTATTGTTATTCCTTTAATTGCAAACTTGTTAGGTGCTGATGAAGAAGCTGTTTCACAAATTTGGTGGAGTTTATTAGCAATGCTAGGAGGACAATCATTTGCAGACTTTGGAAAAGAAAGCAAGTAATAGGTACAGATTAAAGCCACACGAAATAGTGGCATTAGAAAAAATGCGAGAAGCCGAGACTAGAAACGTTCTAGTTATCGGTGACTTGCACGAGCCATTCTGTTTAGATGGTTACTTAGACTTCTGTATAGACCAATACTATACTTATAATTGCACAGAGGTAGTGTTTATAGGCGATGTAATAGACAATCACTACTCTAGCTACCACGAAGCATCAGCTGATGGAATGGGTGGCTTAGATGAGCTTGAATTAGCTATTAAGAAAATAGGGCGTTGGCGTGATGCGTTCCCTATGGCTACAGTTATCATTGGTAATCACGATAGAATCATAATGCGTAAAGCTCAGACTTCCTCAATTCCTTCTAAATGGATAAAATCTTTTAAAGAAGTCTTAGAAACTCCTGATTGGAACTTTGTAGAACGATACGAAGCAGATGGAGTACAGTATATACACGGAGAAGGTGGTACGGCTCGTACTAAGTGTAGAGCTGATATGATGAATACAGTTCAAGGACATTTACATACCCAATGCTATACAGAACATTATGTAGGCAAGAAGTTCAGAGTTTATGGAACTCAAGTTGGTTGTGGTATCAATCACAAATCTTACGCAATGGCATACGCAAAATATGGTAAAAGACCTGCTGTTGGCTGTGCAGTTGTGCTAAATAACGGTCAAACTCCACTTAATTTGTTAATGCCTTTATAGGTTTTTAACGCTTTTTTTAACCAATTTTAATCTTTTTTTAAATTTATTTTAGTATCATTTACTAGATAAGGGATAACTATTTTTAATATTTTTAGTTAAAAACTTAGTTAAAAACTTTGTTAATTCAAAAAATGGTTTTATCTTTGCCTTGTCAAAATTAAATAAATAACTAAAAAAACACACAAAATGGACATTACTTTTTACATCAAACAAACTCAAGCAGCCTTAATCAATGCAAACTACACAAAAGACGAATTGCATTACTTATTTACAGATGTTTCAAATAGAAGAACTGTAATAGATGGTTTTGAAAACAACACACCTATAATTGATGTAATTGCAGACTTAGCTGAAACAATGGATTGCATTAGAAGTATCAGAGAAACACACGCTTGTTAAACTAATAAATTAATCAGGGGGTGTAAAAACCCCCACAAATAATCAAGAAATGGACTACAAAATCGTAAACAGGAATACAGGAGCAACTTACTTCCTAAATGAAAAAGAAAAAACTAACTTTTTTATTAAAAACAAATTGCAAAATTATAATGAGATAAATTTAACAGAGCAAAGAAGAACAAGAATAAACAAGATGTTAGATGTAGTTGCTCACTTAGCAATAGTAGGAGCTTCAATCTTAGCTACATTAATTTACATTCAAAACTACTGCTAAGATGACAAGACTAGACGCAGAATACTTAGAACACTCTACTTATGTAGATTACAGCGAACCAAAGATTTCTTTTATAACAGGTGAGCTAATAGATGATACTAAAGTAATAGCTGAAGAATGGCTGTTAAAACCTCAATACATTCCTGCTCAGGTTACAAGATCAGGTGGTAATGACCTAACTTACAATAGACGTTCAGTTGTAGTTGTAGGAACAGCTTTACAATGCTACAGGAAGTTTTGTGAAATGCTAAAGACTTATGGTTGGCAGCAGCAAGATAGTTGGGATAGAGAATTAAAACCAAGTTGGAAGAAGTACTATGAAAACAATAATAAATTACCAACAATAATCAATTTAATTTAGTATTTTTAACGAAATTACTAACAGGCAAAAACCCTAGCCAATTAACATAGGTAGAAAATATGAAAACAATAAACATTCACGGAAAACAGTATGTAGAAGTAAAAGAGAGGATTAAATACTTTAGGGAAAACTTTAAAGATTGGTCTTTGACTTCAGAAGTTATTGACTTAACTGAAGATAGATGTGTAATTAAAGCAACTATTTCAAATGAAAAAAGTAGGGTTATAGCTTCAGGAATTGCTTACGAAAGCAAAGGAAGTTCTTATATTAACAAAACTTCTTTCATAGAGAATTGCGAAACAAGTGCTTGGGGTAGGGCTTTAGCTAACATTGGAATAGGATTAGATGTAGCTATTGCTAGTGCTGATGAAGTTCTAAATGCTAAGGCACAAGATAAATTTAAAAAGCCTAAAATAGAAAAACTAACTGACGATAAATTCTCAGCTATGATTGTGGCTATTGGAGAGGGTAAAGGCAATACAGTCAGGGAAAGGCTATGTAAATACAAAATATCTAAGAAACAACAAGCTAAAATAGATGAGCTTTTGTCTGATAAAAAAGTAGAAAATGGGGTTTTAGGTATCATAGATGAATTAAACTCAATAGAAGTACCAACAGAAATAAAAAAGAGTAATAACTAAATAAAGACCTGCAAAAACAGGCACAATAACAATGGAAGTATCAGGAAAAGTAAAATCAATTTTACCGCTAGAAACAGGAACATCTAAAGCAGGTAAAGAATGGCAAAAGCAATCAATAGTAATTGATACAGGTGGAGAATTTAATAATGAAGTCTGTATTAGTGCCTTTGGTGATAAATTAAAGCAAATGAACAAGCTAGAAGTAGGTATGGAGGTATCAGTTCTTTGTAATGTTTATTCAAGAGAATATAATGGTAGATATTTTCACAATATAGATGGCTACTTTTTTACTAATCAGAGTAACAAATCTTCAGACAAGATAACGAATGGAGAAGCTGAAGAAGATATGCCTTTCTAAGATGAATACAGAAGATAACTTTAAAAACCTTTGCGACCTCACTACAAATTTAGTGGGGCTGCCTAAAGGCTCTCTAGCTTTAAAAACTAGAAAGACAGAATACCAAGTACCAAGAATGATTGCAGCTATGATTGCAAGAATTGAAGATGGTACTCATAGAGAAGTAATTGCTAAAGTATTGGATAGAGATAGAACAAGTGTTAATCATTATGAAGTTAGACACGCTTTTAATTATGCTTCATTCCCTAAGTACAGAGATACATTTAATTTAATTTACAATGCTTATTCAGAAATTAAAGACGCAAAATATACTTTTAAAGATATGTATGATTTAAAGAGATATTTAAAGGATAATGATATATACGATAGTGAAAAACATCAGACAACTATCCGTATTAGTTGTGGTAAGTTTGGAGTAGATATAAAAGTTTCTTACAGAGAGTTCTATAATAAATTTGAATTATGTAAGTTAGCCCTTCAAAATTATAAATACGAAATAGAAGTTATATGAAACATTTACTAAGTAGTTCAGCTTTTTTAATAGTGAACAAGCAATTAGCGAAGCAGGTGGGGTTGAAGGGTGCAGTCCTACTTGCTGACCTAATTAGCAAAGAAGAATACTTTATGGCTAACGGAATGACTGATGGGTGGTTTTTTAATACAGCCAAGAATATAGAAGAAGATACTTGTTTGACATCACATCAGCAAAGAAAAGCAATTAAGAGCTTAAAAGAATTAGGAATTATAGAAACTAAAGTAATTGGTATTCCTGCAAAGCAACACTTTAAAATAATAGAAAACAAGTTGTTAAGTTATTTCAATACTAGTTGTGAAGAAACTGCAAAACTAGTTGTTAAAAAAACGCAAACTATTAATAAGAATAACAATAAGAATAACAATAACAATAATATATCTAATAGGCGTAATGAATTTATATTCGAGGTTTTGTCTTTTGATTATGAAGAAAGTATTTTAAATGGATTTATAGATTATTGGACAGAGCCAAATAAGTCAAAATCTA